TTGAGCCTATTTGCATAAGCATTTCACACCTTCAGGTATTCTTTCCAAGTAGTCAGGGCATTGCGTTGGTAAAGCTTCAAAGCTTGTAATCCCGCGTCTGCAGCTCGATTGTCGAGAATCAAATTTGTCCCTACTTGTGCTATCGCTTCTGCGTCATCGCATTCAGCTTGCCAGTGCCGAGGAACCCATTCGATTGCTGGAGAAACAACGGCGGGAACTCCTTCGGCGATGCTGTCAGCAGTTACGATATTGAATGTTTCTGTAAAGCTTGATTGCAATGTTAGGTCCATATGTCCGATCGTATGCCGGAACTGGGTCCAATCTTGCCAATCAATCTCTACCAGTTTTGCCCAAGGTAGATTCTTGAACATATTTTTGACTGCGTCAACAATGACCTTTCCGCCATTTTCAGTTCTTCCAACATTCATATAGAATTCTAAATTTCGATCGAGTCTTCGGGCAATCAGTTGTGCAGCTGCCGCACAAGTAGTAAAATTCTTCAACAATCGTAATGATCCGAAAGCACCGATGCGTATGGTATCACGAAGTGGAGAATGCCGGACGATCTTGGAATTGGTTCGGTCAATCAAAGGGTACAGGTTTGGTAAATACAAGCAACGCTGATTGTAGGAAGCTTCCCACCAATTTGTAAAACGTTCGTTATTGCCAGATAAACGAACATTCAAAGTCATTTCTTGCAGTTTGCCAAAATCCCGGAACCAGTTGATAGCTCCCGGCTCAACTTGCAAAAAAGCAATCTGACTGTGATTTCGGTAAACGAATTCAATTTCAGGAAATTCCTGACTCAACTTTGAAGCCGCATCAATTCCGAAAAATGCTGCTTCAACGATCGCATGCGTCGTCTGAGGAGCAGTGCGGAGAACTGTCGCAATATGATCAGGAGTATCTACGCCTTCAACCCGACAATCGATCCCAATTCCTTTGAGAGATTTTGCTGTCAACATAGCATTGTTGCCTAATCCAACATGCGATAAACCATGACAAAACTTTTTGAAATTCCGGTAGAAGATCCGAACTTGCATAGGCAGCTTTCATGTAAAACAAAGATCTAACAATTTGTGTTTCTTGGAGTCGAACCAAGCATAAAAGCATAATGAAACGATCATTATGTTTTAAGGAATCCTTGCTTGTAAGCTCATCGCCCAACAAACTTACAAACGTATTCAAACACAACTCATAATCAATTGATCTGCTAGAGACCCAAGTACTGTGTAATGGAACAGTCAATTGATTAATGATTCAAGTTACTTAGTGCAAACGCCATTGACGCAATTTGAAGATTGAATGTACTGAACCTGTCGAACAACAGGAGTAGAGACCACTTGAACCGGAGCGGGCTTTGGCTGACTCACAGTTTGATTGCAACTTGAGCAAGATTGCACAACTGGAGCTTGAACAGTTTGAGTTTCACAAGATTGTGATTGGTTGGCGTGCTTCTTCTTGCATCGTCGGAAGAAAGCATCTGCCGAAGAGCAAGAAAAAGCAATCGTTGCCAGTGCCAATGAAAAACACATTACCTTTTTCATTTTAATCCTTTCAAGATAATAGGCGAATTGCAGAGGTTGGATTCGAACCAACGATTTTCAGTTTATGAGACTGACGAGATAGACCGCTTCTCTACTCTGCAATATGTGCTGGGTTACAACGAGTAACCCAGCTGGGAACCGAAAGAGTAGAAGCTTTCCAGGACTTCTACTCCCCCTGTTATTGAAATTCTAGCAGCTCCACGACAAAAAGCAAGCTGCCAGATTCGTAAATTTAATTCAAATTGAAAGACTTTAAATCTTTCGCAAAGTTACCTAATGGTCGTATAGATAACTTTAGACTGGCTTTTTTGTCTTTTGTGACATATTCTTGTTTGGTTAAGGGATTGATCTTTTTAACTCCTCCCTTAACTGCTGGCTTTTTCTTTGTGGCGAACTTGATGAAACCCTTGAGCTTGATCTCTCCCCCACTCTTCTTCAAAATGTCCTGAAGGATCAGTTTTTGCAATTCCTGCAGAACTGCCTTCACTTCTTTTTTCGAAACTCCTGTTCGCTGCTCAAGAGCTTCTTCAATTTCCTTCTGAGTCTTCATTGTTTTCACCTTCGTCATTGGATTCTCCAATTGTAATTACTTTACCTATTTGAAAGTTAGGATCATGAGTAATAATTACTATTTGAATTCCTAGTTCACTACTCAAAGATTCTAACAACTTCCTTAGTCTAGGACGCTTTTTCGCATCTACACAGCGGAAAGGTTCGTCCAGGATCAATATTCTTCTAAGCGGTGGCTGCTGCAAAAGCAAGGCAGAAAGCCGTAAAGCAAATGAAGCAACATCCAATTCACCGCCAGAACCAAACAAAGGATCTTCTTCGTTTCCTTCTTTTTTGATTATTAGTTCTGCTTCAGTCTTTCCCCTCTTTTGTTCAAAATTAATTTTGAATTCAAAATCCTCCTCGAACACTGCTTTCATGCAGCGAGTGACCAGAGTAGAAATTTTTTGATGCACTTCTTTTTGAATAGCTGCCGCTGTTTTTTGAAACAGAATTTGAGCTTGTTCAATGTCAGCTGCTTCTTGGATTGCTTGCGTTTTGTTTTCTTTCAGTTCTTTCAGTTTCAATTCATTGTATTCATATTGACTTTTGATTTTTTCAAATCTTTCTAACACACTCATTGTGTGCCTTTCATAAGGTTTTCAATCTCTTCCAAATCTTGATCAATTTCTTTGTTGAGTTTTTCAACAAGTTCATTTGTCTGCTTTGCTTTTTCTTCCAGCTCTTTCAGAGAATTCACGCCGTAAGTACGCTTAGCGGTTTCTTTCAGGTTCTTCAGCTCACCTTCGATTCTGGCCTGTGCTAGTTTCGCTTTGTCCCACTTCTGCCGAATCGTTTGGTATTCCTGTAGAGTCATTGTTGCCATTTATTTCATCCTCACATTTTGCTTTTTGTGTTCTTTGTGTTAGTTGATATACGTATCGAAATCCAGACATGTAGCATTCCCAACAAATGCCTTGGTGAAGAAGATGCTCCTCACAGAAATACTTTCCGCAACCATGATCGCCGCCACCATGATCTTTTCCGCATACGTTAAGGATTCCATGCAGAACCACTTTGTAGCATCCTGGGTGCATGCACAAGCTGGAATATCTGGTTCCCATTTTGTCACCAGTAACCGGATTGATTCCTAAATCGAAATCATTCATACCAATTCCCTTTTCACATTGTTTAACGTATTTAAAACAATGGACTTAACTTCTTCCCTGATATCATTCTGTTCAATCAATTCAAAAACACGTTCAGCGAAATCAACTTTAGATTCAGCTGGAAGATTTTCCATTCCTTCGAAAATGGAATAAACGTCTAAGCTAGACGTAGCTGGATTTTCCGGAAGTTCGATTTTGTCTTTCCACTTGTCCCTTGAATTATCCAAAGGAATGGCTTTAATTCTATTATCACTATAAAGCAAGCCGACTTGCGGAGTGAGTAGTTGCTCAGGTAGTCGCCGTGGGATCATGCAACCGCAGTTGAAAACGTCGATGTCCCGTTCGTGTAAAAAGCCAATGTGATTGTCACCGAATACTGCAACGTCGAAACCCTCGAGTTGTTTTGCCAGTTGATCAGCTCGATTCTGCTCATCGGCTTTCTTGTGACCATTCTTCCCAAACCAGCAGAACTTATGAGCCAATGCAATGTTGCATATATCTGGGTCTTTCTCAATTCCAATTAAATCAGTACCGTATGGAAATCCCCACGCCTTCAAACGCTTTCGCCGGAAGTGAATTTCAATGGTTTCATGGATTCCGATATTTATAATCTTGTCTGAAATAACCAAAGAACCGTACGCGGAATTGTAGATGTTATTATAATTGTGATGCGGCAAGTCGTGATTGCCAGCTACTGCATAAATAGTAGGAGCATTAGTAAAATTGAGCATAACTCCATTGAGAAGTTTCAACGAAACTTCTGGAGTATGAAATATGTCCCCTGCAATGAAAATCGGAACGTCGTTCTTCACTGCAATTTCAATCATCTGTTGTAGATAATTGTATTGAACTGTTCGCCACTCTTCCGCAGTTTCTGCCCGAGCAGATGGAACTTCATCAGACAAATGAATGTCCGAGCAAAAAAGTGCAATAGGAACCGGCTTCTTTGGCTTCTTCACTTTCCGCATAATGGACACTCCAGTTGTTGTAAGTTCTTCAGTTCTGCTTCTGATTCAATCAAAGCTTCTGATGCTGAGTCTAGGCCATCTTCAGTCTTTTTCCAAGCTTTAATCATTGAATCAATTGCGAACAGCTGTTGTTTGGCTATCTGCAACTCGGCTATTTTATTGTCCAGGCTCTGAAAGTCGATATCAGGTACTTTTTTAATTTTCTGTAGGAGTTCTACTATCCTTCTATTCAAGTCCTTAATGTCATTTTGTTGTTGTTTGGCTTCCCGCAGCTGTCTTTGTTTTTCTCTTACTTCATTGACTTTTTCCTCTGCATCTAAAACCCACTTGTTTTCATCCAGGAATTTTTGAGTTTGTGTTATTTGAGAATCAGTGTGTTTGATTGTGTGATTAGCAGCATAGAGCTGTTCTGCCACATTTTTCAAAACAAGATCTATTAGATCAAGATTCACAATCTTGTTTAACTTTCTACTGATCTCTAAAGGCGAAAGATGAAACCAAAGTGCAGAGTCCAGTTGCTTTTGAATATTAAGTTCATTAATATTGATGAAGTTTTTTATTTCTTCTGGAACTTCATATCCAAAAGCAGCGAACTTCTTATCATCAAGGTAGTATTCGTTTACCTTGCCTCTTACCCGCTTGATCACTCTATCATCAAGCTTCGCCTTAACCTCACACTCTGTCTCTCCGTGAGTAATAAAAGATGTGCCTCTTGGTTGATTATTGAACACAAAATCGAGAGCCCGAATAATACTGCTCTTACCAGCTCCGTTAGTCCCGATGATTGTTGTGACATTATCAAACTCAATTGATAAGGAATGGTGCTTTTGAAAGTTTTTTATTTTTAGTTTTGTAAGCATTTCCGCACCTGGTCAGAGTCTATTTCAAACAATTGTTCCATTCTAATTGTTTGATAAATAACATTATCTTTCAATTGAATCAAAAACTTTGGCGTTATGTTTACAGTAAACTTTCTGTTTGTTGATATTTTTAAATAAGCATCTATGTTCATGGTGATGATTGGCTCTCGGTTTGATCTTTTGTGAACGATCATCCATCCAGGAATCCCCGAAGCCTCACAAGACTTTTCACATTTCATGATCCACTTGGAATAGAGATCAGTTCCTATTCCTGCATTTGCTTTTGTTGAACTGTAATTGATGAGCTTTTCGATCTCAGCTTCCGGATAACCGTTCTTTAATTCGAAAAGAATGTTATCAATTAGAATCTTTCCATCTGGATCTGTAGCAGTGATATCACCGTATTGACCTAAAGTCTTTTGTCCTTTTTTCGTGCGAACCGTAGCTCTTGCTCCAGAGCCAGCTGTTCGCCAAAAGATATCATCACGTTCGTCTTTGGTCCACCAAAGAGAAAGGGCTTTTGCGAAGTCCCGTTCAAACTGTCCGCCCTTGGCCATTTAACTTTCTCCGTAGTGTCTGCATTCCCAATCTGGAAGCCAACTTTCTCCAGTCACGAGTACTGATGTTTTCTATGACCGGAGAGAACTCAGGGCAACCTTCTAATGGCACAGTAGTTAATTTTTTAAATAATTTGTATGTGTCAGTTTGCAAAAAGTGTTCTATCTTCGCAGGATTCGGAAGTTCATCTTTGATAAATTGAATGGCTTTTTTGCTGCCGATTCCAGGACATCCCGGGATGCAATCTGACGTGCAGCCAGCAAGAGCTTTATAAAAAGCCCATTGGGAAACAGGGATCCCATACTTTGCCAAAAACTTTCCCTTGGTTGTCAGTGTGCGATATCTTGGACAAAAGATATGAACTTTGTCCCTCAACAATTGATAAAGATCTTGATCCCCAGAAACAATTATCGCAGAGTCTTTTGGTTTTAAGTTCTTAACTAAAGAAGCTATAATATCATCAGCTTCGTATCCGTCAGCATAAAAGTTATTTGTAACTTTCATTTCAGGAAGATATTTAAATTTGATCAATTCTATTTGATCTTTAAACTCTTCTCGTTTTTTAAGTTCTTCTGGTGGCAGGAGATCCCGCTTGGCTTTGTATCCTGGATAGAGTGTTTTCCTTTTTCCGAATCCATGATCCCAGCAGAACAGCGGAATGTGATCAGAAAACTCGTTTATCAATTGAAGTGACAAAGACATGAATCCATAGATCACGTCTGTCCGAATGTTTTCAAATGTGAGTTCTTTTGATATAGCGTAATAAGCTACATAAGAAATGGAATTACAATCAAGCAGTAGCCAGCTATTTCCCATGATCTCACCAGTAATGCGGAAGGCGGGATTTGAACCCGCACTTTACAGTTCTTAAGACTGTCGCCTCTGCCAGTTGGGCCACTTCCGCAAAAGGCTACCTGACAAGCCCCTCCCTTGTTCATTATCTTTCCGTCAAAAGATAATGCGTTTTGAGACCAATGCTAGTTAGCATCGCGACCAGGTAGCCAGTTCACAGATTATTCTTCGTCTTCGTCATCGTCTTCGTCTTCGTCTTCGTCTTCAGCCTTCGGTGGGGGACTGGGCTTGCCCTTCTTCGGCGGCTTACTTGCCTTGGCAGGAGCAGTTTCGCCACTGTTGGCAGCTGGGAGAGCCAGCTTGAACCCGCCAAACGCAAGATACCCGCAAGTATCACCCTTGTTTGACGGATTCCAGTATTCCGGATTCAGTGTAGAAATCACAGAACGCGCGTCTTTTTGTTTGACAATCACGTCGGCGACTTCGAGCACCTTCAAGTGATGTGACACATTCACGAACGGAATTCCGCATTCTTCTGCGATCTTGTTGACATGCAGTCCCTCCTTGTTCACAGCCAAGAGAGTGACGATCTTCAACCGGATCGGCTCAGCAATCGCTTGGAGAATCTTCACAGGAGCTTTCAATTCTGACATAAACCACCTTTTGGTAAAGGACACAACAGAAACTTAACGTCCCTATGATTCTAGCAGTTTGCGTCTCGATGGCAATACTACTTTTCCTATTTTGACCTATTCATATTTCTTCTTTCTAATTACTGTGCATTGTTTTTCAATGTCTTTATAGACAACACGAACAATTTTATTTAATTGTTTTTCTAGTCCTTTAGTTTGAATTTCCTGCACTAAACTTTCTGGATCCAGTTTGAGACCAAGTTCCGTGGCATCGACTTTCCCGCCAGACTTTTTCCAATGGTTGACGTTTAAAAGATAGTTAACAGAAGCACCAACGTCATCTAATCCTGATCGCTTTAGAAAAGGAATATCGATACTTCCTTCCCATCCTTCAATTCTGTTTTTCTTGATAGTGTACTGAAGCAGATTTCCATACACGTACTTCTTTCCCTTGATATCTTTTTTCAGAGTCTTTTTGATCTTAGTCCAAATTCTCATATGAGAATAGAAAGTAAGAGAATCTCCACCAGAGTAAGTTTCTGGATTGAACATCGCCCCTATTCCAATGTTCTTACGAGTTTGACTAATTACAATCAGAATCGATCCAGTGTCATTCAATGCGTTTATGATAGATCGAAGATACTTGGAATTGTCTCGGGCTTTCCCAGTTCCGTAACTTCCCTTCTCAACTTTCTTTCCTTTGGCGTGCTTGGAAGCGTCTTCTTCCAGCTTCGCGGCGTCTGCTTCTGAATCCAATGCATCCATGGAATCCAGAACGTAAACAAATTTCTTTTTTTGCTTTTGAAGATTGTGTAAAGTGAAATAAAAATCTTCAGTGGTTTTAGATGCTTCTTGAAGATCTTTTCCAAGCTTAGGATTAACAATCCTATCTTTTAGCTTTTTGCCAAAGTACTTAAAGATAGTATCAAAAGCCCCATTCTCTGGGCCATCGTAGATCAAATCATAGTCATCAAAGTTTTTGTTGTTGGCGGCTTCTGCGAGAATTGTAAGAGCTTGCCAAGTCTTTCCAGATCCAGAAGAGCCTACAAAATGGATGTAATGTCCTTTTATAAAAGCTCCTCTTGGACTACCAGTCGCACAAATATTAAACAAAGTACAACCAGACGAAAGCAAATCTTCTGGATTGATTTGTTGCTCAGCAGGAGCATTAATTAATTCTTGCACTTCAGACATTTTGTTCATCTCCAGAATTCAATTCTTTTTTTTGTTTTTCTTTATAGGCTTTAATATTTGCATGTTGCTGGAGCAAATACTTATTCAAGTCTTCAAGAACTTCTTTCGCATTTGCAAAAATAGTATCATTTTTTGTAATTACTATTTGAGTTAGACTTACAACAGCTGCCTCTATTCCATTTTCCAAGATTGTCGGACGTTGTTCATATAGTTTTTCGTCTTGGGTTGTAAAAGTAAAAAGTAGCTTAGCCAAAAAATTCATTTTTTTCAGATCTTCTTGTGTGTATTTCATAATCACTCCAAAAAAAGAGGTAGGGAGTTTTTCCCTACCTGGATAGTTAAACGATTAAACGATTACCATTCATCGTCGTCGTCTGCAACTGCTGCTTTCTTCTTGGGCTTCTCTTCCTTCTTTTCAGGCTTCTTTTCTTCTTTCTTCGCTTTCGCAGGAGCTTCTTCTTTCCTCATCGGCGTGCAATCTTCAGGAGCTTGAGCCATATGGGTTTCACCACTCTTGTCCTTCAGCTTCAAGGAAGTCCCGTCCCCTGAAATGTGAGTTACCTCACACACACCAAGTTCAGAATGTTTGACCTTCATGCCCAGGGTGATACCACATTCCTTTGCAGTTTTTTGCTTCTTAGTAGCAGGCTCATCATCTTCGTCTTCATCATCCTCAGAATCTTCGTCATTTGAATCATCTGAACTTTCCTCATCGTCTTCGTCGTCAGATCCATCATCCTCATCATCGTCAGAATCATCATCTTCGTCTTCATCCTTGGCTGCGGGCTTAGGTGAAGACTTAGCTTTGCTTGGTGCCTTCTTAGTAGCAGGCTCATCATCTTCGTCATCGTCATCATCATCGTC